TTATCTTAATTCATCTATGCTGATTTCCAACGCATCAGCAATTTTGCATATGTTCGGCCAAGAAAGGTATTTCACCTTTCCGCTTTTCAAATCAGAAAAGAAACTACGGTTGACTCCAGACATCTTAGATAATTGATAACCATTCAAATTTCTTTCCTGCATTATTCTGTTTAATTGTTCCCACATTTTTACACCTCAGACACTATATGTTGTTAAACAAATATATTTAATTAACAATATGTTGTGCTTCTCTGTTATCTATGTTATAATCATTATTGACTGAGACCTCTCACCGTTTTAGTCAAAATTTCAATAGAAAGGAGATGGTTCTATGGACACTAATCAAATTTTGATAACTTTTTTAACTTCATGCGTTCCTGCGTTTCTTGTTTATCTCGCAAATAAATATCAAACCGATTCAAAAATAAGAGAATTAAAGGCACAATCTGAAAGCGAATTACAGAGACTTGAAAAAGAGCATGAATTAAAACTGGATGCCTTAAAACAAAGCCAGCAAGTAGATATCACTTCAAAATTTTTCACAGGTGAACTCGATGTCAATAAACTTACTCAAGCAGTTAAAGGAATCACAGAACTTCAAAAGGCTGTAGATAAGCTATCAAAATAATCTGATGAAAGCGGAGATCTTACTCTGCTTTTTTTAAAATTTTCAAAATTATTGAAATCCCGTTAACTAATCCAGCTAGGTACCCACGCCCATAATCTGTCACTAAGAATTCCAATAATTCTACTGTTTCTTCTTCGTTCATATCCCCACTCCTTTCTCTTTTTTTCGCTCTATGAGCAACAGCCTGCCAGGGAGTCGAACCCTGGTGCTACCGATCAGGCTACATTCATTTTGTCCATCATTCCTGCGAATGATGCATCAAAGCGAATGTCATCGATTTCGTCTTGAGTGAAACCAGCATCAAGAAGGTAACGCTCTTGGCGTTCGATCTCTTCTGCCAACTCTGTCCATCCGAAAGCAAACTGACGGCAGTTGTTCCAGAATGATTCAAGCTGACCATAGAGGAAACGTTCCTCGTATGTGTTTTGAAGCAAGGTTTCTGCAACCACTGCTTTGAAGATGTTGATTGCTTTCTCGTTTAATGTGTTCATGATGTTTTCCTCCGGTTTGTTTTTGTTATTTCCTTAAGCTTGATTTAATTATAGCACACGTTTCGTGGGTTGTCAACAATTTTTTTACGAAAAAGCAAAAAAAGTTTTCTTTTCGTGGGTTTTGTGTTATACTTTACTTATAGAAAAATAAAAAGGACTCAATCATGAATAAAGAAGAAATTGCCATTGTAATAGGCGAAAATATAAAGCAATATAGGCTTCAAAATGGTTGGACTCAACAAGAATTAGGGACTAAGATAGGGATAAGTAAAAATGCTATCGGGAATTATGAGAAAGGTTTTAGATCTCCTAAAAAGGATACAATGTTTGACTTGGCGAATGCTTTTAACATTTCGATTGATGACCTTTTCCCTCCGATTCAAAAAGACTCTTCTTCTCCCACTTCCTCCATCCAAACCATCTACGATGAACTAAACCCTACAAGACAAGTAAAAGTCCTGAATTATGCAAAGAGGCAACTGAACGAGCAGAAAAACGAAGAAGAAACGAAGGAAAACGAAGTATCAGAAGTCATTCAGCTCTACAGTTACGACTACTACGACCACCCAGCTTCTGCAGGTACAGGCCAGTATTTGAACGATGTACGAGTGGAGCGGATTGAGTTGCCAGTAGATATCGATGCCGACTTCGTCATTCCAATCAAAGGGAACTCCATGGAGCCTGACTATCACGACGGCGACCTGGTATTCATTCAGACCAGCGTGGATTTAAATAACGGTGTTATCGGAGTATTTAACTACAACGGCGATGCTTATATCAAGCAGCTTGTCATTGACAAAGAACAGGCATACCTACATAGCTTAAACCCAGCGTACAAGGATATGCCAATCACACCAGAGACAGACTTCCGAATTATCGGTGAAGTCGTGGATTTGTATAGAGAGGGATAATATGAGTAGTGAAAGCAGACCCATGGAAGTGATTAAACACAACCTAGATTGTCAATGTCATAGACGAAGAGAGTGGATTAGAGTCAATGATAAGTGGCATGCTATCGAGTTTTCGGTAGACGATCCAAACGAACCTCCTATGACCGAGGAAGAAAAAGCCAACGTAGCCTTAATTATTCAACAACACTTATCAAAAAAATCCGAATAACAAAAGACTCTATAAAGATGCTCTGAAGAGCCTTGACGTCCCTACAGATTTTGATTACTTAAATACTACAATCTAAAAACAAGGAAAAAGTTATGAAAATAGGAATGAGAAAACCAAGTCTAACTAAAAGCCTAAAAGCTAGAACTACTAGCAAATGGAAAAGACAAGCTAAAAAAGCCATTATTCCTGGATATGGGAAGAAAGGCGTGGGATGGATAAAGAATCCCAAGAAAGCCATGTATAACAAGGTCTATCATAAGACAACATTTGGACTTTCTGATTTGCTGAAACCTTCTAAAAAGAGAAAGAAAAAAATAGTCACAAAAAAACAACAATCTATTTTGTCATCTAGCGGTAAAAAGCAACACACTCCAAAAGAATATAAAGAAGCTGGACTTGTCTTTATGGTTTTAGGTGCTATATTCCTATTTTTATTTCCACCTCTCGGTTTCTTCTTGTTTATTACTGGTTTTATAACTTACATTATTGGTCGTTTAACTGCAAAGCGAGAGAAAAAGAAGAAAGTTGAAAATTACAGTCCACAGATTGATACAATTGTTTTCCGAGATAACTTCTTGTTAATGGGAACAAATTATCATCAAGAAGAAGCTGAGATTGCAGCTGATTTTCTTTCCAAGGGTGTCCATTATTTTGGAAAAGATAATAAGAGTTTGAAATCTTATATGCTTGAAACATATAAACCTGTTTACAAATACAATAAATTGAAAACAGTAGACGTTCAACTATTACCAGAACCTTCAAATTCACATGATAAAAATGCTGTCAAAGTTTTAGTGAATAATATCTTTGTTGGATACTTACCAGCTGTGATCGCATCACAAATTTCATCATACATAGCTAATCCAAATTATCGATACGATGCAATCCTAACTGGTAGAGGTGGACCATATAAAACCCTAAATATTGAAACCGAGAGAGTTGTTACTCGTGAAAAAGAATTAACGTATTATCTAGATTTAACAATATGGCGTTTAGCCAAAATATAACAAAAAATCCCCACACTCGCCATCGAAAAAACTTTGAGTGTGAGGATTCAACTTTCCATGTGACAAGCAATGGAAAAGATGATAAAAAAATACACTTATAGTTTATCATAAGTTCTACACCTTTTCAACTATGCGGGCAAGCAATCGAAAAGAAAGGACATTTTATGATAAAAAAATACATTACAAAAAAAGGAGAGACTAGATACCTCTTTCAAACATACCTGGGTATAGACCCTGCAACTGGAAAAGAAAAACGCACAACACGCCGTGGTTTTAAAACCATCAAAGAAGCTAAGACTGCCGAACGTGATCTTCTCTTAGATGTTGAAGAAAATGGTTTTTCAAACAATGAGGATTTTCAGAATCCTACTTTCGCTGAAGTCGCTGATTTGTGGCTTGATAGCTACAAGAGCACTGTAAAACCAACAACTTATCAGAACACTAAGAAGAAACTTAATGTTATGATTGACTCATATTTTACAGATATGAAGATTCAGCAAATCAGTGTAGCTTATTGTCAGAAGGTTGCTATCCAGTTAAGTAATCGCTATATCCTCTATTCCAATTACTACTCTGTTATTAGCCGTATTTTCAAGTATGCCACTTCTCTTGACATCATTAAGTCAAATCCCTTAGACAAGATTATCAAGCCTAAAAACAAACCCTTAAAAGCCAAAGAGAACCACTATACAAAACAGGAGCTAACGGATTTTCTTAAAGTTTCCAAAGCAAATTTTAAGCCTGTAGACTACACTTTTTTCCACTTACTCGCTTTTTCTGGCTTGAGAACTGGAGAAGCTATCGGTCTCATGTGGTCAGATGTTGACTTTGAAAATAAACGGTTAAGCATTTCTCGCACGGCTGTCGTGATTGGCAAAAAACAAACTGTTCAGGATCCTAAAACCAAAAGGAGTAAGAGAGTTATCGCCTTAGATGATGAAACTCTGAATATTTTGAAACTCCGGAAACGACAGCAAATAAAAGAATATTTTCAGGCTGGTGTGCCTTACAAACATGATTCGAATTATATCTTTACAAATAATAGCGGTGGATGGCTTTTGGCTGCGACTATGAAAGTGAAGCTTAGCAGATTCTTTCGTAAACACAAAGATCTTAAAAAAATTTCGCCTCACGGATTTAGACACACACATGCTTCTCTCCTATTTGAAGCTGGTGTTACAGCGAAAATCATTTCAGATAGACTCGGTCACAATAATGTTCAAATCACCCTTGATATGTATACCCACATCAATGATAATCAACGTGTTGAAGTCGTTGACCAGTTCATGGATTTCATCCGCTCCAGCTAAAAGTAAAGTCGTATTCAATCTCGTATTCACTTTTGCTTAACACGCTAGAAGTCCACTGGTTTCAAAGGATTAGCAAGCT